CCACTGGTTTATTCTCGTAGTTAGCAGCGAAGAATCTTGGTCCTTGCCGTTGTCTTTGTTTCTCTAAGAACTCAAACGTAAGTTTCTCAGGGAAAAAAAGTCCTTGAGGTCCATCCCAACAAGATCTAATGTAGTAGGTAAAATTAGGTTCTTTACCATCGGATACTAGGTCCTCATCTATCTTTATCATTCGGCCATAAGCATCATCAATGTGCCAGCGGGTGCCAATAACAGCTAATGTTCCTCCAGGAGTTAGCTGCATAAGAAGTTTCATCATAAACGAATGGACTGACTCTCGGTTCTCAGGAGTCTTTGTATTCTTATCGTTTACAATATCATCTGCAATTATCAAATCAAAGTGAGCCCCTGTTGAGTCAATACCGACAGAGGTAGTTTCCACACTAGCTTCGCGCAATGCTCCGTTTGTACGCTTGGCTACGGTAATCATGCTTGAAGACCAAACAGCTTCTTGAAAGTCTGGCTTCCACCCATTCCCATACTTATCAATGAAACTTACATTTCTAGTTAGATGATACTTAACACCTATGATACGCTTCTTAGCATTAAGATGGTCGGCACACACGATAAGTATTCGTAAGTTTGGGTTACGAAGTAGTGCTCCTATAACTAATCCTTCACACGTTATAGATGACTTAAACGTATAGCGGGGCATCTCAAGATGAACAAGTTTTTGATTACTACCTCTAAATGTGCAGTCCCCTACAGCATCCTCAAGTAAAGCGCAAAACTCTTGATGAGTATGAGGTACTAATCCCACCTCGTAGTTATCCTCATTCATCTCTAAATCGTTCCGGCACAAATCGAAAAGCCACCTGCTTTCAGGAGGCTCTTGATACTCTATACCTTTATTCTCAATATCCCACTCTTGGGATATGTTAGCTAGTGCAGATAAGTCCATCTCATTCTACGCCGTTTTCCTCTAACCGTGCTACCCAAGATGTAGCAATGGCTGCTACTTGAACTATTTCCTCTTTTAAGTTCTTCCAATTATTGTCTTGCAAAGCTCGTGCGACTTCTCCAATTTCTTCAACAAGCATAGCTAACCGCGTCTCATTTGAGCAACCTACGTCGAAGGCAACATGCTGGAACTTACCGGCTTGTTGGAGATCAAGCTGCCTGAGAATCTCCCTTCTGATTAGGAGTTCTGACTTAGCGACAAGTACAATATAATTAGTAAACAATTCATAGTCCTGCATGTAGATTCTCCGTTACATATTTTCTTATATTTGGGATTTGGATGCTGAGCCTATCTCCCGGGCAGGTCGTTGCGTATGGGTCAGGATTATTCGGATAGAATAAAGATGCAATGTCTCCATGTCCATATGTTCTTTCGATAGAGGTAAGATGTATATGCACGCTAAGGGCAAGACGATTGAGGTTTTGGATTTGTTCTGGAGTTGGGTCACCAGTGTATCCAGGATCTCCTGAGGCGAAGTTTCCTGTAAGGCAGACTGCAACGCCTTGACTATTTCTTCCGTACTGGGCTGCACTAACCCATCCGATCGGACGACCTTGGTATATGGTGCCATCCTTTGTGATAACCCAGTTATACGCGATGAAGGCCATTCCTCTTGCCCTGTGCTCCGCATCAATCTCCAGAGGGGTTTGATCAGGAGAGCCAGCACTATGATGAATAACGAAATCAGTAATAGTAGAGATAGGTCGTGTGGCATAGTTGTTACCTGGAGGCGGATAAAGAGGAAGGGGCGCTACCGCCCCAAATATATCGGGAAGACTAGACACTGATCGGCTCAGAAAGATCTAGTAGGAACTCCGCAGGGAAAACCAATGCTTTTTCATTATCAAAATCATGGACGAAGGTTGCTATTTCATTTGAGGTTTTGTATCTCTTACCTTCAATCAGGACTGACAAGGAACAGACACTTAGATTGTAATGTCCTAGTTGCCTTTTTAGAGCTAGAGCTATTGCACAGCTTGAGGTGTTTTTCTGTATACCAGCGTTGATGTCTTCTTGGGTAACTTGGATGGTTATGCTTTTCATGAAGATATCCTTTCTTATACGACAGGGGGTTCTGGAGCAGGTGGAGGGACAAGTGCTATGGTAACTTCTACCGTACCAATAACAACCGTGTAGGGCAGAGACTGAACCGCGAAGAGTTTGAGAAATAGTAGGAACTTCTGCAGTATGCTCATGCTAAAGGCCTTTCGTAGTCATAGGTGAGGGAGGGGGTTCAGGGGGATCTGGAGGCTGGTCATCTAGCCAGTGGAGGACCTTCGCTGAAACTATCCCCACTATGGCTATGACTCCCATAATCTTTGGCCCTTCATGACCAAAGACAGAGGTTACGGCTGTTTGAAATACGGAGTCTGAGACCAGAGCAGACAAAGAGGCAAGCTCCGTTAGGATAGCTGCTATCTTCATATGGCACATGTTCTCATTACACATTTCGCTACCTACATAGGAACGGGGAGGATGTTGTTCTCTATACGAGCTATCACTGCTTTCTCATGGAGGATACAGATAGGTTGTTTCTCGCCTGCGAAGGATGGGTTCACGGGTTCATCATAGTCTATAAGAAGCTCACACCACCTCTCAAACACTATCAAGTCACCAGGGCTGAACCTCGGAGCTGCTGAGTGAGCAGAAGCTAACACGAAGGCCCAGACCCTAGCCCACTTATCATTAAGTGTAACCCATAGACCCCCTTCTGTGAAGCCTGCGGGGCTGTATGGGCGAACGAGGAGGGTGTTCGGGCGGATATCCATGCCCCAGACCTTAGAGGAGCGTGGAAGGTCTTCAAGAGCCTTGGGGCACTCAAACTTTGGGTACTTTTCCCTAAAAGAAGTCGGTTTTGGGGCGAGGTTTCTCAACTTTAGGCTCCTTTTTTTGGGGTGGGAGGGGTTCAGAGAGCTTCTTACCAGGGTTTTTAGGGACTTCTGGGAAGGAAGGGTACTGCCGAAGCTCTTGAGCTAGGTGTTCTAGGCCGTAAGCGATGAGTGCTAGTGTGATATCGTTAGGAGCTACTCCTGAAATCTCCCAAATCTGATATACTGGTAGCATATACTGTACTGGAACCTTAACATGGAGCAGATGAGGTTCTTTATGACCCTCTTTAAAGTCCCTAAGCGTACCTGCATGTAGCGCATGCCTTATTCTCTTACCTCTTGTATCTTTTGATAGCACGAGCTGGTCTTGTAAGTGTATGGAGAACTTAGAAAGTTCTTTTGTATCAATTTTTGTCTTTGCATCTGTCACAAAGACTTTCGTTAAGTACCCTAAACCATCCGGTATCAGTTCTCTTTGAGCCACTCGTGCTCTGATAGCTGCTCGTGGGCTTGTTACTTTACCGTTGTGACGCTGTGTTCTGTGTCGAGTGAGTCCGTAAGCATGCCTAAACTCATACTTACAGACCATACAACACACCGGAGTCATCCAGCACTGGTTACACATACAGTGTAGATCGTGTTTAGGGTTGCGCCGGTTGGCTAGCTCCTCATAATACGAGGCAGGCCTATCCAGGGAAGTGAATTGGGGCATCTATCGTCTCCTTATCAATCGCATCTGTTAACCACTTCCATGTTTTCTTATGCTTGATACACGAGACGGTTATATGGGAGATGTTAAACTTCTGGGCTAACTTACGTAGTGACAATCTTGACTTGTAGATCTGAATCACTTCGGACTCGTCTAACTGTGACATACCATGATCTACACCTCGCGGCATTTGAGATCTACCCCTTTACCATCTTCACAAGTACTGAAGACTCTGTGATGACAAGGTACTCCTTACCGTCAAGTTTCACTAGGCTGCCTGAGTTGTTGTTGTAGTAGATCTCATCTCCCACTTCAACATCTGGGAGATAACTGTGTGGTGTATTTGGTGTGTTACCCACGGCTTTCACAACACCGTGACCTTGATAAATCGACGCATCTGGATCTGAGGTGAGAAAGATACCAGTGGAGGTTACGGTCTTCTCTGCAAATTCTTCGATGAGTAAACGACCGGGCATAGGAACTGGATACATGTTATTCTCCTTTGGGGTTAGTTTGTGGGAGGCAGTAACCACTGCCAGGAAGAGTTAGGTACGTCCTTTGAAATGTCAATGTTGTAGTTGGCTCCTGTCCAGGTAACACCGGGTTGTCCGTTGGCCCAGGCTGTGAGAGGGGTGCAGGGGGCTCCTGAGGGGAGGGATCCACAACTGGGGTTGACATAGTTAGGGGCAGTGTACATCTCGTCGGCTTCGACTTGTAGAGACATGTTATTGTTTCCATTTGTATCTCCTTGGTAGGCCCCATGAGTGGCCAAGGCTGTGAGTATAGTCTTATGGCTTTGGGGTACTGATAGAGCTGCAATGGCTTGAGGGGTCATATTCAATCGAATCCTAAATCCGTATGGTGCTCCTTGTCCAGAGGGACATAGGGTATCCGTTGTACGGGGTATGGAGGGGTAAACCGACGAAGATGCAGTGCAGGGTGCCACCACGAAGAGGGCATGCCCAATATATCCGTCTGTGAGTTCGCTTGCTCTAATGACTCCTGCCCACTGGGCGTATCCTGCTGCTGTTTGCCCAAAGGCCAGTCCGGGTCCATTGATGGGTCCTGCTCCTGCGGCCTGGCAAGTAAAGACTCCCCCGGCACCAGATGGTTTGTTACAACTCCAACCGTCCAGCTCCAGAGCCGGGTTATAGGTGTAGTCAATCGATGTAAGATGTG